TAACATCATCATAAACAGACTGTAATTCGTCTCTGGTTGGAAACTTTAATTTTGGCTTTAGTTTTTCATATCCATTGCTAATTATGTTTTCAGCAGTTTTGTAAAGTTCATTACCAGTTTTTTTGCCTGCAAGTTGTTTTTTCGGATCTACACCATATTTCTTTAATGGCTCTAAAACCTTACTAAATGTTGCCTTGTTAAACCCTTGAGTTGCCCTTATTTCTGCACCAACAATCGGATCACCTAGAAAGGGTATTGATTTTATGCCCTCTTCTAATTTTCTAATTCCACCACCTACTGACTGACCTAATGTGAGGGGTACTCCTTGTTTAATTAACTCTTTTGCCTTTTCTGTGACTGGGGGTAATGCTTTACCTAAACCAGTTGAAATAGCTGTACTAAGAGCAGTGTCTGGCAGTCTTTCTACTGGATCACCTTCACTAGCACCAAAGCCATACAAACCGCCTTGGGTAGCAATGTTCTTTAATCCTTTAACACCCATGCCTGCAAGTCTGGCACCAGTAAACATAGCTGTTGGTATATTACCTGCAATTTCGGCAGGGTATGCAACTTCTGGAAAATCTTCTCTAAATTTGTTAATTTCTTTTCTAATAGTTTTTAATGTCTCATCATAAGCGGTATTAAAATCTTTACCTTCGGCAAATTTTGCATATAAACTTTTAGCCAGTGCCTCAATTTCATCACCCTGTGCCATAGAAAGGCCTTGTACAGTTGCTCTGGTAAAATCTCTTGCAAACTCACCAGTAGACCTAGTTATTTCTGGCTCAGTAGTGTTGACATCTACTGCATCATCTAGATTGTCATACCAATTTTTTTCTGCCATTAGTTTCTTTTCCTTACTTTAAGTTTTACAGAATTATCAGGTAACTTATAGTACAAACCAAATTGTGCCTTATTCCAATCTTCTGCCTTTGCTATTGGGATAGGATCGAGTTGGGAACCTACTGGCTCATTAAAACCGCCTTGTTTTAACTTATTTAAAAGTGTGTTTTCTAGCACATAAAGTTGTTCTAACAATCCACTTGTACCCATTGCTAGTCCTTGAGTAGAGTTCGGACTTGTAAGTAAATTATCCAAAATTTGAAAGTCACCACCTACCAACGCACCAAGTTCATAAAGATTTTTTATGTCTAATCTAAGTGTTTCTGCTAATGAAGAAACTGCTGTTGCCTCTGGCGATGGTAAATTTATAATTCCAGACAATTGAGTTCTTGTTTTTAAATTTTGCAACTTTCTTGTATATGCGTTTAAGTTACCCAACATCTGGGTTAGCTTTGGCCTGTTTTCTAGAATTTTTAATTTCTGTGCAGAAGGCTTTTCACCTACCACAGTTTTACCAGATTGTTGATCTGGAAAAGGATTGAAGAAACCTGTTAAATTCTGTGCAGGTCTTTGTATTTGTCTAGAACCTCCATCAGGTGTGTTAATTGTTTCATTATAAGGCTTTGATGCATTGCCATAAGCAAGTCTATACTTAGCTTTTTCAGTATTTGATAAAGAATCAAATCCATCTTTTTGTATTTTTGGATTTAATTCTATGAGAGTATTATAAACGTCTGTTTTAAGGCCACTTCCTGTAAACATTCCACCCTGAGTTCTTCCATCAACAACGACTTGGCCAGTATTTGGATTTACCAACATACCGCCTTTTGGTACTGCTACTGGCTGATTCATCTTTTGTTGTGCTTGGTTCATGGCTAAGTAATTTTGCAATCCTGCATTAAAAGCATTACCTATACCCTCACCGAAACTAACAGGTATCTTAGAATAACCGCCCTGTTTTAACAATTCTGCCGAGGCACCTAGTAAACCAAATGTTGCAGGATCAAACATTCCAGTAGATCCAGTATTGGCACCTAATAATCCAGTCATATTTTCTGGTGTTTGCAGTCTGGGTTTTGGCATTTGTTTGTTTGGATTGATTGTAATTCTAAGTGGATTTGCACTTACAGGTTCAGTTGATCCATATGTAACCCTTGGAGTAAAAGTCATACCATCAGGTCGTGCCATACTAGCATCTCTTGCAAATAATAAATCTATAGGTCTAACCATATTACGAATACCCTAATAGGCCTCCCCCAATTGCTCCTAGCATGGGGTTAAAACCTGCCATTCCTGCCAATTGTGATCCACCTAATGCACCACCTAATGCAGATAATCCTCTATTTCTAAATACTGGTTGCGTTGTACTTGATCCAACAGTACCACCGCCAACTAATGCCAGATAATTGTTAAGTCTCTGATCATCTATATTTTGCTCGAAATTAAATCTGTCTATATCTGATTGGAGACTAGCCATTGCATCAGCTTCTCTTGCACCACCAACCTTTGCCAATTGTTGTGCATCTAGATTTTGTATGTTAGGAGCCATTCTCAAGGCATCCTGTTGTGCCTTATAGGATATTGGTGCCAATGCTGATGCCAATGCTTGTTGGTTAGCCCCAGAGCCATATCTTCCTGCTGTTGCAAATCTACTTTCAACACTGTCAATAACTGGCTTGAATGCCATACTCATTAATGGGTTTGTACCCATAAGATTTTGTTGCACTACTCCCTGTGCTTGAGCAGTCAAACTGTTAGGATCTAATGCCCTGTCTCTTACCATATCAAGTGCCATTTCACTTTCTGGAGAAAACCCTACAGTAGTTGGAAATGGATAAAAATTTGGCTCACCTGTTTCATATCTCTGCTTTGCCTCACTTAGGCCATATTCTAAAAATGGCTTTGCATACTCAGGAGGTTCAACTTGAGTATTGACAGTTTGTTGTCCACTTCTTCCGCCTTTGCTCATTTATATTTCCTTTACTAAAGTTATTGAAGATGGTTTGTAGCTTTTCAAAACTTTTTCCCATCCCTTTCTTCCATTGATCTCAACACCTTTGCAGGCATATTGTTTTGACCATTCAACAATCTCTGGCTCATTTTTAAGCAATGTTTTTAAATTACCGCCTGCAAGCCAAAACCTGAGTATCCTTCTATTTGGATAACTCACTATTTCTGTAACTATTGCACTATCCCTGTAAGCCCAGAACTGGGCATCTCCTGCCTGACACATGGCAAATACATCTTCTGCCGAATGACTGTCATGAGCATATTTCAATGCATCTACAATCCATTTTGTGCATCGTGTAAACTCATCCAAAAATGACGTAGTCAAAGGATCTTGTGGTTGTTGCACTAGCATGATTTAATGTTGCCTGCCCTTTTTGTCTGCCTGTCACATGAATTGTTACAGTTGATGCATCACTTGTTGTCGGCATAAATAATATGACACTGTCACCACCAATACGATCATCACTTAATGTCGTTGTCGTTGCACTGTTTGCCAGTGTAATTGACCCTGTAGAATTGACCTTGCCATCTAGAATATTGTTAACGACATTGGCCACATTTCTTGGATTGTCACCTAATGATGAAAGCCTTCTATAATTACTAACTCTTGTCATCGTCTACCCAGTGGCTGACCTTCTATGTCAAATCCTTGAGCAAAATCCCAGAACCCAGTTATATTCATTCTGATCCTGTGAAACCTGCCTTGTGATCTATGCTGAACAAAACCCTCGTCAGTTAATGAATTAGCTGTCGAAAAGGTTACATCATTATCCTGCCTGTCTCTTGCTCCAACCTGCACTGTGACTGACCCATTTTTAAAATAGGGTACTGATCTGGTAACCAGTGAATGTTTACCCTTATTCAATGCAAACTCTGACGTTTCAATGGTTGCACTCAATGGTTGCCCAGTAAATGACGTAATCTTTTTATCGACTGATCCACCAAATAAAAATGCTCCACCTTTATAAAGGTTTGAATCTAATGGTGCAGGCAATGAATCTAAATTACTGGCCAAATTATCCAAGGCCTCCAATGTATATCCTGCTGTAAAAAATGGGGCTATCAAGTCAACACTGACATTAGCAATTGACCATCTTTGTATTGCATAATTATAGATTAATAATCTGTCTGGTGTTGCTCCTGATTGATTACTATTTGATACATAAGACCATACAACTATCTGGTTTGTAGGATCTACAGCACTTGTCATTTTATCACTTTGTGATGAATTAAAATCCTTGAAGAAAAACTTGTTTACTTTTTCTGCACCTATCGGCACTGATTTTGTACCATCAAATGCATAAAACCCATCCTCATTTAGAAAAAATACTGTATTTCCAATGTGTGATACTGAACCAGAAAACGTACAACCTCTGGCTGTCTCAACCTTATCAATCTGGTAAATTAAAGGTGTACCAACATAGGATGCCCTTACAATTGCCTTTTCCATAAGTATAGTTGCATACTCACCACCAACTAAACCAGTTATTGCACCTGCATCTGGAATGTCTTGAAAGTCGGCCTGATCAGTTCCTACAGTCCATTGTGTTGAATTGTTAATACCAGACCATCTTACCCTAAATGGTACTCTGCCAGATCCTTCGTCTATATTGGCAGTCCAAACCTGATCTCTTACCACTGCAATAAAATCTGCTTTTGGAGGTGTTCCTCCTAAGTCTGCAAAGGCACTATCTGTTCCAAGTGTAAATTCCTGCAAGGTTTCTGCAACACCGCCTGCAACGATTACACTTGTACCAAACTGAACAAATCTCCATCTTTCACTATCAGTAAGTGAATATCCGCCACCTTTACTTATATCATCAAGATTAGATGTACCTGCATTAAACTCATAGAGTTTGCCTGTATCTCCTGCGAAAACTTTAACATTTCCAGAATTATCTTTTGCAGAAAATATATTTTTTAAAATATTTGTGGCCTGATTACTGACATTACCCAGTGAACTTAATGATCTATACCCCTCAAATGCAGGTATGACATTCTCGGCCACTGTAACACCTTTATTTTCTAAATCTGGCTGATCTGGTAGCCATTCTCCAAACTTAATCATTGTATTCTAAAACTTTCCTGACCAGTGGATTGGATAGTCCAAACTTCTGTGCCATCTGTTACGTTTGACCAAGTCTCTGATCCCTTGGCAATATTTGTCCAATCTTCACCTAATACTTTTGCATCTACTGTGCCTGTCACTTCTGCACTTCCTGTGGCTGTAACATTAGTTGTAAAGTTTGCGTTTGCGACTACAGTTGCTTCTGTGGATGCAGTTGCAGTCACTAATAAAACAACATTTGCTACAGCACTTACTGTAGAACTTACTGAGGCACTTGCAGAGACTTGCTGTACTCTTGTTGCACCTGCGGATGCTGTCGCTGTTACTGAGGCACTTGCGACTACAGTCACCTCAAATGTAGCTGTAGCTGTTACAGTACCAACAGTTGCAACATTAAATCCAAAGGTTCTAATTCTGGTTGGTGTTGCCGATACAGTAGCACTTGCTGTGCCAGTAGCAGTATCTGTCCTAATTCTTGTACCGCTTGCAGTAGCTGTAGCACTGGTTGAAACTGAGGCACTAACCTCAATTGCAAATTGTATATCTGCGGTTGCAGTTGCTACAGTTGAGGCTGAAGCAATAACCTGCTTTAACTCAAGACCTGATAAACTATCAATGTTTCCAAAACTATCGAGAGAATCAATATTACCCCAACTATCAAGCTGTTCTAGTGTAGGGTTATTAAAGTCAACTTTTAATAGATCTGAACTATTATCAAAACTACCACTTATCTGGTCTAGTGGTGTTGTTATTTGATCTAAATGCGGTGTAGTCATAGCATTTAAATCTTATTAGTTTGCAGAGATAGTTAAAGAACCACTTGCTACTTTTAAAATATCACCTGATGCAATTGTTTTTGCTGACGTAAATGAACCATGAAATAATAAGTTTCCACTGGATGATGCATCAAAAATACCCCAGTGACTTACCGAACCCCATGAGCCAGTTGCAGGGTCAAACTCGACACTTGCATTACTTGCAATAGATCCACTGGATGCTGATGCAAAGGTAATTGCTTTTCTGCTGTAATTATTTCCTGTCAATTCTGACCCACTTGCATCGTCACCTATACTGCCTGTGGCCAGTCCTAAATAAACTGCTGAAGGTGCTGACGTTGAGGCTGTTCCTGTAAAATGATCTAGAAATTTTAATTCTAGATAATCACTCATTGCTGACATAATTTTACTCCTAACTTGCTGATGATGATTGCCTTGCATAGACTGAACTTATGTGAAGTGACCCTGTACCATAATGACTTCTTTGTTCATCTTTCCTAATTTCCTCTATAGACCTTGTGAATTTAGCATCATAAGTAGAGGCTCTGGCCTCATCCATTAAGTATGTATAGGCCTCAACAAGACTGCCAGAAAGATATGCATCTGGATGCCTTGTTAATAGTTGATTGGTTGCATTGCTGTCTGACAATGCTGACAAACCACCAATGTAAATAATTTCTGCGGTATAGGCACTGTCAGGCACAGGCCTGAGTTTCATTTCAGCACCCACTATAGAATATGATGAAGGCTTGCCATTACCGCCAGATGGAAAATCTTTGTCTAACTGGATAGGACTTTTGTAATCCAAAACTGTATTTGGTGAAGTGTTCAGTTTGACTTCCCTGACTTCCCTTAAATCTGTCGGCAAAGCAATATATTCATCACCTACAGTCAAAGTTGCATTAGCCCTTTTTTCCTGATCTCTTGTTTCCAACTCCCTTGATAATCTAGCCTCGGCCAATTGGATAAAGTTGGGTATCTGGTCTGTAAGATCAGTCCTTGCCATAAAATTGGCAATAGCTGTTTTTAATTCTGTATAGGTTGAAATACTCATATATTACCACCGCTAGTCCTAAAATATCTATTGTCAATGTCGTTTAACCATGCCTTCCACTTTTTTTGTGCCTCTGGATTATTATGTGGATCACCAAACTTTTTCATTAAATCCATGTAAACCATAGAAGGTATTTCAGCCACTTGTTGCCAGTGGTTTTGCGTGTTGCCGATTAAACTGCCTTTTCTGTATTCATTTCTTTTTGATTTATTTATATCCAGAACCTCATGAATATGTTGCTTTTCCTCAATGGTATAACCACCATCTGGATTGTCATGCATCCATATTTCTTTTTGGCTGTATGGATTTTTTTCAATTAATCTTTTCATAAAAAAACCTTTGTTAGGGAGGCCGAAACCTCCCTAGATATTTGTGATATTAAGATCCATTTAAACCGATCACTGAGGCATGAGCCTTCGGTGCTGTCGGCATATATGTCCACTCATATACAATTTGGTGTTTCACAGAATCACCTGTTCTGGCTAACTCACTTTCAACAAAGTTTCTGCCATCAAGATTTCCGATCATAATGTGATCAGGATCAATGATGTGAATTTTGTTGTTTGACATGAACCTGCTCATAG